CGTAATGAGCTGGGCCGGTGCAGGCGGGGCGGGCGGCGGCTCTGCGACACGCGCGTTTTGCAGTGCGTGCACCGTACTCTCCAGCGAGGCGAGGCGATCATTCGCCGCTAGAAGCGCCTGCTCCAGCTTCGCACGCTTGCGGCCTTCCTCCGAACGAATGCGATGAACCTCCAGCTCTGCTTCGGGAGTGAGCTGAGGTGCGGGAGGAGTAGCGGGCGCCGGCGGCTGGGGAGCAGGGGGCTCGTTACCCGTCGGGGTAACAGGCGCCGGGGGAGTTTGCGGGGGAGTAGCCGGCGGTGCAGCGGGCTCCGCGATGACGATGGTGTCACCTGCAGGAGCGGGCGGCGGGGCGGGGGGATTTTGATCGGGGTATGCAGCGCGCTGGGCTGCTTCAGCGGCAGCTGCTGCTCTTAGCACTGCCTGCGGGACTACAACGTCTTTGTCGATCGGGCGAGTGTTCGGGCGTAGATCGGCGGCGCGAGTAACCATTTTCGTCTCCTTGTCGGCACCGGCAGAGGGCGCGGACGGCTGGGCGGGGGATGTATCTGCCGCCGGTAGAAAAGCCCCGGGCCGTAGCCCGGGGGAAGTCTAGGGAGTAGCAATCAGTTCAGGGCTACCATCGAGGCGGTGGTCGCGGTCAGGATTTTGATCAGGTACCGCTTCGCAGCGGCGATCGCAATCGTGGTTGCCGTCGGACCGGACAGCGTAACACCCGTGCCGCCGGCGACCGTGATGGCGCCCGAGGAGGTGTTGTCGTTGACCAGCGTGAGCTGAATGGTCGAACCCACACCAGCGTTCGGGTCGACAACCTGCATCGCTGCAAGGATCGCCGCCGCGGTCGCCGTGTTAACGGTCACGGCCGTGGTGCTGCCGCTGAACTCGACCACGCCGCCGACCATTTGAGTGCCGGTGAGCGTGAACGGGCCAGCGCCGCTCAGCTGAGTGTAGGTGTTGTTCTTGACCGCGCTCAGGACAGTTGCGAGGTACTGGATCGCCTCTTCGTCGCTGCGAACGGTGTCGGGAAGGTACGGGTTGTTGGTACCCATCGTGTCGGCTCCTATTTCTGTTTGGCTGCGTCTTTGAACAGGGTCAGCAGCTCACGACATTCCCGAGCCCTTCCCTGCATGATCAATACTCCGTCCGCCGGAGCTCGTATACAGGCGAGTTCTATCCCGCGTGTGTACTCCTCCATAGCAGACAAAACATCAACCCACGAATTCGGCGCGGCCTTCGACAAGCGGGCGGCGGCGGTCGCGAGTACGTCCTTGGGTTTCGGAGGCGTGACTGTCACGCGTCCTCCCCCACAATGCTAGGACCGTTCTGCACGACATTCGGACCGGCCTTCGCATACTGGTTTACCGAGGTGCGGGGGTCATGCACGAGCTTGTTGACCGCGCCCTTACTCGGAAGAATTGGTTGCGAGCCTTTGCCCGCGTGGTGGGTGATCTCAACTTTCACCTGTCAGCCCCGTGTCTCCAAATCCCGGGATCGCAAACGCCTGCTCCGGGAGCTTGGACTTGCTGTAGCTCTTCTTCTGCCCCGGCATCAAGGGGGACTTTTTCTTCGAAGCCGAAGAGCCAAACCCCTTCATGAGGGGGGACTTTCCGTTGTTCGTCAGGAGCTTCGGCTTCGAAGATTTCGCCATGTCACTTCCCCTTTTTGGGAGCGAGCGCCTTGCGCTGCTTGGGACTGTCGCCCGAAACGCCCGGCTTCTTCGCCGGGTATTTCTGGGCCGCCTTGCCCTTGCCAAAACTGGTTCGCTGAGCGTTGGGCTTCTGCTTCGCGAACCCTACGGGCCCCGTCACTTGCCCGTCTTGCCCGACGCGCGCGGGTTGGCACTCTGCCGCCCGAACATGTGGCCAGAGCCACCCTTGGCGAACTTGCCGCCCGAGCCCGACTGCGCCTTGCCAGTGATGCCCGGCGACTTCGGGCCAGCTGACTGCTTGCCGAACATCTTGCCGGAACCGCCCTTGCCGAACGCCGGAGCGCTCTTGCTGACCACTTTCGACGAACCTTTACCACCGCCTGCCATTTCGTTCTCCTGTTAATCCGCCCGACGTTATGTCAGGTCGGCCGCTACCTGTAGCTGAATAATAAACCGGGGGATACTGTGGTCCACCACCGCCTTCGGAATTTGCGCCGGGTCCCACTTCTTCCCGGAGGGCTGGCCGGCCGCGTTCTGCGTGCTGAGGTACGTCATGAGACCGATCAGCACCGGGCCCATGGCCTGAGGATCGATCGAAGCACACACGGGCTGGCTCAAATACGCCTGAAGAGCTCGCACTGCACTGACCATGTTGTCGAAGCTGTTGAGGTTCAAGTTCACTGTTGATGGCATGGTCTGTCCTTCCTATTGCGGGCCGCCAGTGATGTTCACGCGTGGGCCCGGGTCTCCTGTAACGTTTCCGCCTTTCGGTGCCTGATTGCCTTGGGCCTGAGCTGCAGCCTGCTGACCCATCGCCGCCTGCTGAGCTGCCGCGGCCGCCTGTTGACGCTCCTTGAGCACGTCGTCGGGCGGGACAATCTCCGCACCCGGCATGCCGATGCCCTCCGAAACAGTCCGCAGAACCTGCGCGCGCCCTTCGGCGCCCATGATCCCGACGTCGATCGGGTTCGCAGTAATCTGCAGAAATTCCAGCTGCCGGGAGCGTTGGGTCTCGCGCTGGATTGCTACGGTCACGCCCATCACGCGGACCGTCTCCTCACCCGTAAGGAGCCCGGAATTGTCTGTCATCATGATGATATCGTAGAGGCCGGTCAGCAGCGGCTCGAAGATATCCCTGTCGATGTTTGCCGCAACCGTCTGCAAAATCTTCGACGCGTTCGCCATCAACATGGCAAGGCCAGAGCTCGTGCGCCCCGCGCCGCCGGCCGAGTTACCCTGCAGGTAACGCGGGATCGCGGACAGGTCATCGGCCATGGCGTTGATCTTGTCGTACACCATCAGCAGCTCTTGGGCGATGCTGTTGGGCTGGAAGAAGCTGATCGGAACCTGCGACGCGCCAGTGACTGGATCGTCCTCGATGTGCCAGCGCTTCCACGGGTACATCTGCTCGCCGTCCTCGCCGGGCGCCAGACGACTGTCGTTGATCACCACCTGCGGGCCGGACGCCATCGACATGTTGTTCAGGAGCGAGCGCAGCGTGCTGTTACCGGCCTCCTGCATGTCGGCGATGATGTCAGTCAGGCCGTTACCCACGGGGGTACCCGGCATCTTCTCGAAGCTCGTGATGAAGTAGCTGTGGCGCTTGCGCGGGCTCGGGGACAGCTGGACCTTGATGATATGGGTTCCAATGAGCCAGCACTGCACCATGTAGTCGCGCAGCCCGTCCGGGATCAGCTTGGCGTCCATGCCCTGTTCAAGGAGCAATCTGCCCTGAACGTTGCCGTTGAACTCCAAGCAGCTGATCATGCCGCTGTTGTTGAGCACCGGGTTCTCCCGGCTCTCCTGCACGGCGCGCTCGCTGTCGGCGTAGTCCCAGTTGTCGTTGAGGCCGCCGCGGCCGTACTCGTCGAGCACCGCCCGGATTTCGTCCGCGTCGTAGCCCGGGATATCCAGCAGGTCGTTCAGGTCGGCACGTGAAAGACGCGACTTTTCGATGATCGAGGCATTCTCGATGTCGCTTGCTCCGGGTGTCCACCACACGTCAAAAGGACTGACGCGTTCCCAGAATAGACGCGGCTTGGGCGTGCTGATGGCCGTGCCGTTCTCCCAGCTAAGAGAAGGAACAATTCGGACGACTGGACCCTTGATGCAAGCGAACGGGAAAATGGGTAGATCGGCAATGAACTCAGCGAGCGCTTTATAGAAGCCACCCTCGAAGAGATATTCATCGATCTTGTCCTCAGCGATCTTCGCCTGTGCGGCGGCCTTCTTTTTGGACGCTTGGCGCGCCGCGGTGAGCAGCGTGTTGAGCCTGTCCCGTATCGCGGCCGGGTCCGGCATCTGCCCCGCCTGCTGGGCGCCGGCGGCCTCCGAGCGGATCAGTTGCTCGATGGAGTTCATGATGTTCGGGGGGATCGCGGGGTCCGGGTTCGGGTCGAGGCCCCATGGGCGATCGGCCTGCAGATAGAC